GTTTCCCAGTCACGATCGAGGGATTAACTGCCGCGTTTATTGTTGGCTCTTTAGTTGTAAGAAGAACAGTAATGTCTACTAGCTGGCTAGTTGCAAACCTACTTAAAATATCTGCATCTGCGATTTGAACATTATCATAAACTTCTTGAGCAATAACCGCGTTTACATTGTTATCCTTTACAATGTATTTTCTTCCTTGTACGGAAGCCGCTGCCACTTCAACAGTAATACTGTTTCCATAAACGCCTCTGTCTTTAGCATCAAAACGGATAATGTCGTCGCCATCACCTTGAACCGTTGTAACAACTGTAAAACCTGTATCAACGTCTGCAGCATCTTCAACGTTTCCATTGTTCGCCATAGTGTTAGTTGTTACTGGTGCAGCATCTACGGAAACAAGATCAGGAAGAGCATTTAGAACCGCCTGAATAAGTCCAGAGATTGTGTTTGCAGTGTCATTTGTTGCTACTGCAACAACGTGACCAGTTCGACCCGCAGGGGCAGGATCAACGCCTGCAGCGTTAACGTTAAGCCACAGATAGCGTGCAGTCTTTACACCTAAACTATCAATAGTTTCAAAGTTTATATATTTACTGTTTAATGAACCCGCCACATCAGGGGCCGCTGTAATCGTAAAGGCTTCTGCCGCACTTCCTACACCGTCTTCTAATGTTAGGGTCCCTTTAACAGCAGCCGCCGCGATTGCTCGGATCACTTTCAAGCGTCCAAACTTTTTATTAGCTAACTGTTTGTTTCCTTCAAATGAACTCTTCCCATAAAGCTCTTGAAATTGACCAATGGAACCAACTTCTGTTAGTGCCTCCGGTCCCCGTTGAAATTGACCCACAAGTATTGCGATGTTTGCAGCCACGCCTCTAATTGAGGGAGCTGGGGCGGTCTCATCTACAATGATTCCGTCTACATCATCAAATTGGGTGGGGTCGTTGGTTCTAAAAATTCCCATTCTCCACTCCTTAAGTGTTTAGATTTGAGGGTCTAATTCCTCAAATTCATTTTTAGTTTCTAAATCAAGTTCAATAGTTTCCATCATAAACTCAACCTTATCTCTTAACGATCTGGCGTCTGCCTTAACTCTTATCAATGCTCGCCACTCTCTGCGTTGTGCAGAAATTTCCGAGTCTTCGTAACTGTAACCATCATAAGTGTAACTGCAAATTTGATTGTAATATTCTGGCATAGCTAAATGAAGTCCGGACTTACCCTCTGACATTGTGTCGGGGTCTAAAGCTTCTTCCATCTTGCGTAAAAATTCGCTTCGCTGATTCTTATTCTTGCACCATAAGTCTAACTGCAAATCAAATTCCCAGTAACCAGTTTCCCTTAACACCTTTGCTTGACTGTCCACTATGGGACTATCAATTAAAACTATAGGGCTGTTGCAACTCTTCCTAAAGGAAGGATTTCCAGAGGTGATAATAGTCAATGAAGGGTATTCCATTGTAAAATTACCTGCAGGCCATTCATTAAATATTTCGGCAAACCCCAGTGATTGACTTTCCAAGTACGTTCTTAAAGTCTTGGCAAGCTCTTCTGTTAGATCTTCCGTTCTATTAAAGTTCAACACGTTTAAACTCCTTACGAATATTCGCAATAATATTGGGAATATTCTTTTCTAAAACGTGCCTTGGCTTCATGCCCTCTTTCGCTATTTTGTTCTGCGTCCCCTTAGCCAATGCCCACACTTCAGACGAATAGTTAGGAGGCTGTGAAGGATCTTGTAAGACCCTCTTTGCCCACCTTAGTAATGGTCCTATGGGTGGAGTAAATGGCCTTGCACCGGATTCTATGATCGGAGCATGAGGAGCAGTGTTTCCAAGAATTGCAACCTTTTCTAAAAGCGTAAAACTCCAAGACTGAGCATACAACCCTGTATCTACAGGGGAGGAATTAACCAAGGCAGGGATGCTTGCAAGCATACCGCTTGTAACCGCGGCCTTTTGCTTCTCTATAGCAACCTTCCCAAATTCGGAAAACTCTTTGCTTAAGTCTGAGAGTTGAACGGTTTTAGTAGACATTAATTAACTTTTCCACTCCGTCCGGGCTTCTGTTCAAAACCATGCATTGGCCCTTCTTGCGCAATACCTTTTCCACCACTTAGAGCAGCGCCCACTGTTTGATTCGTGGCTGGCTCTTGGGCTATCCCTTGGCCACCGGATAGTTTATCTGAAATCGTTGCACCTGATTGACTGTTGGCCGGATCTGGTTGCGCTGGCATAGGCATTGGATTCTTTTGTTTAATCATTTCTTCCTCCTGTTATAAAGTTCTAATATCTTTTTCGTTTGTCTTTCTAATATGAACTTCCCAAGTCACAAATTTTTCTTTTATGTGAATGACTTCGTAATATTCTGAATTAACTTCATAAAATTTTTCTATTGTTCTATTTTGTGTTTGTGTGTGTAGATCTGAATAGGAATAAAGGTTGCCCGAAATACCTGTAAGAATTAAATCACCCTGCCGGATATTTGATCCCGTTCGCAATCTTTTATCCATTCCATAATCAACAATATTAGGAGAGGGAGCCATTAAGGTCCTAACAACTGTTTCCGTTCCGTCGCCAATATCCTCACCGGACCATGTGCGCGTAACAAAATAAACCTTGTGAATAGTCGCGCCAATATCGTCACGAATCCCCAGTGATTTATCTATACAGCCCTTAAGTGATTCTCGGAGGTCTGAACTCATTGACCCACCGATATATTGATACCTGATCTTCTTCTATAAGAGATACAAGTCTCTGCAGCCAATTCTCTTGAATATCGAATAAATTCTTTTTTCAGCATTGCCACTTCGTCTTTGTTTAATTTAATTCCATCTACTGATTCAGTAGTCATGCGGCAGCGTGCTTCGTCCATTTGTGTTTGGATAGCGTCAAGTCTTTTTAATAATCCCACCACTGTTGCCTGCATAGGAACAGACAGATTTTCCAACCTGTCTGTTAAAATTTGAGAATAGCTAGTAGAGCCAATATCTAATGTTTTACCTTCCCACCCTAGGCGAAATAAAACATCATGCTTTTGCTTGGCGGTTAGGGCCATTCTTGCGCTCCTCTTTTATATAGTTCTTACCCGTTGCTCTTTTTTCCATGTCAGAAGTCGCTACCATTACTTTTCGAGTTGTTTTCTTTTTAGTAACTTTCTTCTTTTTAGCATCCACTTTTTTGTCGTTGGCTTTTTGAGCTTTCTTTTTCTTTTTACTTACTGAGCCTTTGACTTCTTCTTTCTTTTTTCGTGCCGCTTCTCTTCTTCTAGACATTAACATTTAACTCTCCTTTAACGTAATGAAGCCCCGGAGAAAATCTCCGAGGCCAATTGGCTATTAAATTTCGACGTAGCGAACTACAGCGACAGCGCCAGCATTTAGAGCGCCAGTTCCAGTAATGTCCACAAGGATATTCAAGTTTGCACCTGAAAGAACGTCGTGAATATCTGATTCTGGAGCTGCTTGCCAAACACCTGCAGCAAGTCCACCACCGTTACCTGTTTCCGTAGAAACAACGGCCAAGTCTACTGCATCTCTGCGTAGCTTGATCTCTACATAGTTTGAAGCGTGCTCTGCTTCGCCAGTAGGATCTAGGACTTTGAAATCAAGAATTTTTAATTTCTTGCTTATTTCTTTAAGCTCAAACTGAGCATCAGCGGCAACGGCTCCCAAAGGGATGCGCATTTCCATTGGATTGTTTTCGTTATTTAAACTCAATGTAAACCTCCCTTAAGAAATCGTGGTTTGTAGTCGAACAGTTTTCTTGTCCAAGCTATTAATTTTCGCATGGAAAGATTTAACAGCATACCACTGGTTAGAAGTGAAAACCCACTCACGGGCAAGAATGTCTTTGTCAGACTCTAATTCCATGTCTTGCTTCATTAGCAAACCATAAGCATCCAATTTATGGATAAAAGCATAGTAGGTATTTTTACCAGCAACATCCGGCCCCTGAGGGATAGTGTCAGAAGTAAAAACAGCCATTCCAGCCAAACGACCTTCAAATCCAGCCTGTCCAAACATAGGGTCTGTAGCGTCAGCTTTTAAGAATCCCTGAGTTGTGTCAGTCATTAGATCCAACAATTGCAACGAGTGCATTTGAATCGCCATAGCTTGCTCGTGCTTATCGCCGAAGCCTTCTACTTTTCCACGCCATACTCGGCGGATAGACATTGTTTCAGTGGCAACCGTAGCCGCTACTGCTTGGTGCGAAGATCCAAGCTGCATCTCTGTTAAGAGATCCTTGTCAATCTTCTCTGCGTTTACACGCGCAAGCTGTCTTTGGATTTCACTTACGTTCCGCTCTTCTGATGCGGCAGATTTTTTGAAAGCTTTCTTCTTAATCCCAACAGCTTTTCCAACTTCTTTAACAGTAGCACTGAAAGAATCATCAGAAAGGTTATCGACAGTAAGACCTTCGTCTTCGGCTGGCTCTTCAGCGTCGCCAATTTGTTTAAAATAAGGAAAGTTTACAGTCTCTCCCGGCTCCCGAGTAAGTGTGTCATCACGCAAGGCCAAAGCACCATAGATCATTTTACGATCAAAGTAGGCCATGATGTGATCTTTCCACACTTTAGGCTCGAAAACAAAATCTGAACTTAATGTTGCGCTCATCTTGTATTCTCCTAAAAAGGGTTAGTTAAATTAATAATTTTTTCTCTTTCACTTCTGCCAACAACGTTTCGTATTCATCCTTGTTATTTTGATACAAGGCAGATCTTTCAGCTATCGACATTTTTGCAAATTGTGCTGCAGTAACTCCGCTCGGCTTACCTTCTGGATTTGGTTTCACAACCTTTCCGTCCGCGCCTGTGGACCCACCTTTTGAGCCGCCCACTTGAGTCGTAGCCTTTTTAGCCAATTCAACCAGAACCTCTTCTGGAATTACGTCGTCATCATTCATCTGTTCTGCGTGCTGCTGGATTAAGAATTTAAAATAATCCATTCCCGCTGCAGGAACACCTAATGCTGTGGCAGTCTCCTCTACTGCTTGGTTCATATCTTGAACGGCTTGTTGTTCGTCCCTTGCAAGTTCTCGCTCTTCTAATCGAGCAAGCTTTTCTTCCACTGATTCGGAATCATCCTCTTCAGCTCCGGTAAGATTTTTTAAGCCCTTCTCTAATTTGCCAAACCGATCCTCTAAGCCGCTAACCTTCTCGTCCGAGGCTTGCGCTCTCTTACGATAATTGGCATTTTCGCCTCGTAGCTTCTTAATATAGGATTTCGTTTGTTCGGGTGTCCATTTCGATTCATCGTCTGGTAAATCGCCTTCAGCACCTTTGTCGCCGCCTTCTGGGGGCTTTTCTTTGCCCTTGTCGCCGGGACTAGGGTCGTCTTTTCCACCTGCTCCTGCACCACCAGCGCCGCCTCCTGAGCCGCCCTGATCTCCTGCTTTGTCCATTTTTAATGGATGAAATGGTTGACCATTTAAGAATAACATAACTTAACTCCCTTGTGTCATCTGGACACTGTTTTTATTAATTATCCCAGACCTTGCGGTAGGGGACTAAAATTGCTCTATCATTTGGTCTGTCTGGCGGAGCCATAAAAACCCTTTCTTTCCCATTAAACGTGAACTTAAAAGGCTTGTCCACGGCGACTATTGGGTTCAATGCCTTCAATTGCACAGAATCCGCTCCTGTCCTATTGTCCATAGGATGAATCAAAGTTTTCTTTAGATCCGGTAAAGTCTCTTGCTTGACCAAACGCATGGCCTGAAGCTTTCCCAAGTTATATACATTGTGCAATTCTGTGCGTGCCAACCTCTGAAGCTTGAACTCTTCCACCAACATGAACTTATTTAATTTCGTGACCACTTGTCCCAAAGTATCCCGAGACACCAGTGATTGGGTGATACCCCTCGCTACATTGCGAAGAACATCCTGCCCATAAGCATCTATAGAAGTCTGGTGCTGATTGAATAGAAAATTCCTGGCATCTTGGGTAATGAAGACAGCATCTAAATTAATAGGCTGAATTGATCCCTCGAACTCCTTAGAGAATTTTTGAATTTCCTTTGTAAGATCTGTTACGGATTGAACGGCCAGACCATTGACTGATTTGTGGAATTGTTGTTTTAAGCGGGTCGTTAGGGCTTGCATGGCTGCAGTTACTTGTACTAGCGTCACTCTCAGTTGTTGTTCAGTAAAAGAGCCATCCGTGGCAAGTGAGAGCCTATCCACCAGTTCCCGCCGTACATCCTTGTACACAACCAACAATTTCTTAGCCTCTGACTCTTCTAACTGGACAACTCTATTAATGTTGCCCTCAATCAGTTTCGTAACTGCTAACGTATCGAAAAAACCCACTTAGAACTCCTACTGTTGACCTGTATCAAACTTGAACTCTAACTGTGTCTTCTTATTCACTTTAAAGGCAGATCCTCTTCCAAGTCCAATTTTTAATCCTCTTCTTAATGCTCTTGCTCCAAGAATAGTTACACCCGTTCCCACTACATGAGAAATCACATCACCTGAAATTCCATTATCCCTGCCACTGAATGAGTCGGCCAACTTGCTAACACCTGCACCCGTTAAACTTGTACCAAGTAAAAGGCCACCCGCTTTGAGAAAAGAAGTCCCCTTCACTAAACGAGAAATCTTTCTAGAAGCGCCACCCGCACCAAATGTTAGATTTGCAGCTCTACCTAGTAGACCCGGACTCACTTTCCCTTTTAAGGCCGCATTTACTTTAGCCACGTTAACAATATCCCTAGCTGCAAGAATCTTTCCCGTTGCTTTCTTTGTACCTCTTCCCATTATAAAACCGGATAGCATATCGCTTGCCACTGATACCCCGATTCCGCCACCAATTAATCCAGCTCCTTTAAATATGTTTCTTGTAGCTTTTCTTTCGTTGGATCTTCTAGTCTTTGCAGCTTTAAATCCACCAGAGCTTTTTGCATTTACTTTTATTGGGACAAGTCGTCCCCTGATTCTACGAAATACAACTTTCTGTCCACCTTGTTCCGTTAGCCTTGCCATTATAAATCAGCTCCAAACGGTGATCGTGTTTGTAAATCTGTACCCACAACCTTTGCCCCGATACCTAAAAGGCCAACCGCTGCCGCTGTGATTGCGCTTCGTTTACCAAATTTTAATAGTCCATTGGTTCTATTATTTAAGTGCATTGTTTTATTAGCTGCAGTGGCCGCCGCTTTAAATATTTTGGCAGTCCTTGGATTTGCCAAAAACTTAGAAGCTCTCTTTTGTTTCTTTCTTCCAAAGAATGTTGCGGAACCACCTGCAACACCCATAACTGCACCCGCCGTTATCAGTACATTGCCAGTCTTGCTCGAAGTCTGACCGATTCTTTTCTTGTTGAGGATAGGAACAATGCGCCCCTTGATTCGTACAAAACGAACGTGTGGATTTGTAAACTGTCGTTCTTCTCTTATGACTAAACGACTCTCACCACTGGAACCACCAAAGGCTCTTGTCTTTCTAAAATCTGGCATTACTTCCTCCTCCCTCTTACAAAAACAGTTCCTTTCTTCTTGGACTCTTTTCTCAATTGCTTGCCTAGTCCCTTTCTCTCGCCGATACGTCCACCAGAACTAGAGCCAAGAGCCATACCTGCTGCAGCCAAAATTCCACCCTTAGCTAATCGCTGAATTGAACTAACAGATTTAAGACCTGCAGCTCCAAGAGCTGCGCCTGCAATTGTTCCAATGGTTGCGCCAATGCGCTTTCCTTTTTTCTTTCCGCGCTTGGCAGAAGAAATGATTCTTTTGTCCGCTTTTCTTTCAACCATTAAACGACCACCGCCACGATTAACAAACTCTTTTCCTTTTAGATGCTTGGGAGTTCCGCCACCCTTGGATCTTATTGGAATGATTCGGCCATTCTTACGAATAAATTTAACTTTGCCCTGTTCGCCTTTTAAATGTGCCATCTATATGTCCTTTAGTTTGAATGGAAATTTTCCGCCACGAAGACCAAATTTCTCGAAGCGTTTAAATGTTCTCGCCGCTGCAAAGCCACCTAATAAAGTAACGCCAACATTGAAAGCGCCTGACTTATTACCTATATCAAAAACTGTTCCTTCATCTCTTGATTTTCTATCAATAGCCATAAGAGCAGAACCCGCAATTAATGTGGGAATAGCTTTAGATCCAAACTTTAAAAACTTAGCCCCTCGATTCAAGACTCCAGCTTTTCTTAATTTGCCGATCTTAAAAAGAGACTCTGATTTCTTTTGGATCTTACCCGCGGCAAAGCCACCACCAAATCCTGCAGCCGTTGCACCCATGATTGTTGCAAGCTCTCTTTTATTGGAAGTAATATCCTTGGCCGCTCTCTTACTCCCACGAATAGGAATGATTCGGCCACCCTTACGAATAAATCTAACTCTATTTTTGTTTTCTGCTTTTACCATTAGAAAGCCCCAAACGGATTAAAGATTGGCTGTGCATTTACTTTGGAAACTTCTTCTTCTATGTCTTCCACTCCAAAGTCTTTAGCAATAAATCTTAATGCTGTTTCCCTTGAAATAATATTGGCAGTGGCTGCTGAACTAGCAACGCCAACCTTCTTTTGAAGATCCTCTAATGTTAATGGGAATATTTCTGGCCAAGTAACAACAATGTTAAAACTCTTAGGAGTGAATCCGGGCGGTATTGTAATTGCTTTTAATCCACCTTGTCTATTCACAACCAAAGTGGCAACAGTCATTTTCTCAACAAGGTTTTTTAAATGGTATTCAATTTGTGGTCTAAGCTCGTTAATCATGTCAATCATAGGACCATGAAGAACTTCCATAGCCTTAGCAGATTGCGCGCTACCCACTATCTTTTCAGGATCTAATAAAACAACTCTTGCAACATCCTGCGCACGCTGTAGCAATCTATCTCTGTTCTCTTGTGCCATTGCTGGGCCGGTCAATCCAGCCTCTAAAACACTGGCGTCCCCTTCTTTACCAAGATTCCAAGCTTTCATTGCTGAACGAATAAGAGTGTCTATTTCGTCTTCGTCCATGCCCTTAATTAATAATTGTGGATCTTGATTGTACGAAATGGCTTGATCTGATTGTGATAGTGAATAGTTTAAGGCATCAATAAAACCCATAAGGTCTTCAATCAACGCAGCTCCATCCGTTGATTCTTCAGTGGTTCTAAACCATTCAGCCTGAACAAATCCAAGATCGTGAACAACTTCATTTACAATTTTAAATATTGGTTCTTTCTCTGCAGGATTGAAGCGTGGATTATCGTAGACAATTTCCTTATCTGTTTCGAGATCCATTCGGAACCACTTAAGGACAGCTTTCCCAGTCTCGTCAACCTCGTTAGGATCTTCAAAAACATATTTGATTTCTACTCTCTGCAGCCCACCAACTGAATCAAATTCAGGGTAACAATACTTCCCTAAGAAATGCTCCACTTTGTACTGTCCATCTATAATAGCAAATCGAACTAATACAGAACCACTGTTTAACATTCTTCGCATTGGTTCAATGATCTTGCTCTTGATTCGTGATTGTTGAATCACTAACCGAATCAAATCTGTAGTGTCTGGATCATCTTCTATATTGAAAGAAGGAAACACATTGCGGCCAACTAATTTTCCAGTGACTCGGTTAGAAAGAACCTTCGCAAAGTTATATTGTAGAAGTGGCTTTCTCTTTCTTAATGGAACATGGCTTTCCATTCCCGCGGGTTGCACCCAGTCCATTAGATGCTCATAGGCTCTGTTTTCATAATAAGAATCAAGAATATCCAGATATGGATCTCTTACTTTCTTTGCTGCAGCCACATTGGCGGGAATGATCCCCAGCTTTCCATTAACTCTTTGTTCTGATCGAGTGAAGGGTTTCAATCCTCCGAATTGTTCACCAGCCATTATTTTCTCCCTATTGCTTGCATATTAAGAGGACTCGGTTTGTATCTATTATTGACAAGACCCCAAAGCATTTCGAGAGCGTCTGGCCCATCGTCATGATCTCCGTTTGGAAATTGTTCTAACATATCCATAAAATCCATTCCCAAAGCTCTATTAAAAAGTATATATCCATTTGACACTTTAGGCTCTAATGTAAAAATTCTTTTTTCTTTCTTATCTCTATTTTCAATTTCATAAAATGGTATCTTCAGAGCCCAATCTGCGCGGCCTTCTTTCTTCCGTTCGGCCTCTCTCTTCTTGCGTTCGCGGATTACGTTCTCTGTTAATAAGTTCCTGAAGAGGTTTGTTTCTATCACGAACTTTTCAAAATTGAGCTGTTCATGCATTGAGAAAATTGCGTCAATATAGGTCGTTGGTCTGGCTCGCTTAGTCCAGTCATGGTGGACAAAGAGTCTTCCTCTTGTGTCTTTATATCCTCCGACAATACAAGTGTAATCAAGTTTAGTTTTTCTCTTTGCAGTCTTTCCTTCTCCTGTTGCTGGATCAATTGCACCATAGGCATATAGATCACGCCACTTGATAACAGTACCAGTCCGTTCGATAACCAAGCCCTTATCTGTCTCGTGATACCATTGTATATTATCAAAAAGGGCATCATCATCTGCAATTGGATCATTTTGTTTCTCTTTCGCAAAGGCACGCTTGCCTATTTCCACTCGTTCAGTCATCAGATCATAATAACTTTCTGCCTCTGGCCACAAGACCTGAGTTCCAGTCATCATTTTAGCTTCATTCTTTTTAAAAAACTTTAGCCCATTAGCCGCTCTGCTATCATCATCAAGGTTTGTATAAATCTTTTCCCACTCATTCCAGAGTTTTGTATTGTCTGACCAACTAATCACGGCCTTATAAATCTTTGAATCATAAGCAGCATTTCTAGAAAGTGTTTTTAATAATGATTTCTTATGTAAAACAGTTCCTACAAATTCTACGTTTGTTTCCTTATTTCCCAACTTGATGAAATCTTCTTGATACCTGTCTGCAAGTTTTTCTCTAAGCTCTTCGTTGTAGACTTCTTCCGAGTCTTCGACGTCATCGAATATAATCTTAGAGGGGCGTGCTGCCCCAAAACGTATCCCTCTAGTTGACGACCCAACTCCCACCGCTTGAAACTTTGCCTTAAAATTTTCTGTATGAACAATAAACTCTGTCGCCCCCGGATTAGCAGTATCAAAGCGAATGTCGAAATCACTAACCAGCTCAGAGTTATTAAGAAACTCGTCCCGAATATCTTTAATCTTGAGATTTGCTTGGGGCTTAGTGTCTGAGACAATGAGGGTGAACGGTTCGAGTTCATAACAGAAATCGTGTATTGCTTCGATGAGTCCCTTAATAGTTGATTTCGCATAACCACGAGGCGCACCCCGTAATCTTCTAACACCCCTCGCGCCGTACTCGTAAGACTCGAAACCCTCGTAATGAAATTCGTTAAAAGGCTTTGTGCAAAAATGCGAGAAGTAATGATTAGAGAATAGCTCCATATCAGTGGCCATTCTAGCAAGTAGCGAATATTGATATTCACTGTACGGAGGATCTTCTTCATTTTGTTCTGCTTCGCTTTGTGCGGCTTGATCCTTCTCTTCGCATCTTCCCAAGTGTTTCTCGAACGCGGTGAGAGACATCGCTCCTATCCGTTCCACTATTTCCTTTTCCAGCTTCATTAAACATACCCAAGTGACGGGCAATTAATTCTGTGGCTTTCAACTGATCGCGGTCTTGTGATTGTGAAACTCCTAACCCTATCTTCGCCCATTTAGCTAACACCTGCACTTTTGAAATATTGAGAGCTTTGTCCAACTCTGCTTCTAATTGTATTTTCTTTTCGGCAACTTTCTTCTGAATCTTAACATTCGTTAACAGCCGAGAAGCTTGAACAGCCGCAGTCTTTTCCGAGTACCCCGCATCTATTGCCGCTTGCCTACCATTCTTAAATCCGTTTTCAATGTAGTTATAAACAAAAATTTCTTGCATCGCTGAAATTTCTTCTTGTGTATATTCTCCATTAACAGCTTTACTTTTAGTTGTTTTTTTAGAAGTCACCTTCTGGGCCACCTTCTTTGCAGTTTTCTTTTTCGCCATAATGTACCTAGTACGCTAGGTCTTGTACTGCATCCAAGCACTGCGCATAAGTAATAAAATCACTCTTATCAAATTCTGATTTTAATTGACCCCAGCTTTTAATGTCTATGTCGAAATGGTAATTTGCTCTACCTCTTGAAAATGTTTCGACATTATCTGGGTGAATTTTTTTGTAGCGAAGATATGCTACGAACTTCACGTTTCTTGTAATCTGCATAATAACCTAACCCCACCAGATCGTGACTGGGAAAC